GATGAACTGCTTAAAACTTGGGTGTTTAATTTACCATAATAAAATTCATCATTTATGGCATTTTTTTCTAACACGGCTTGGCTTTCAATTGAGCCATCTAATAGAGATATATTTTTCATTTTGTTAAGAATTTAAAGTTTAATTTAACATTTTTCCACCAAGATTTATACGAATTTAAAAATACATAATATTCCTCTAAGGTATAAATATGAACGTGGTTGTTGTGATCAGTTACTGCAAACATATTATTTGCGAAAACTTTGGTGTGATTGGTAATTGGATGTTTCATTGTTTTAAAGATTTATTATTGATTTCATTTTTTTTAATTCTGCTTCTAATTCAGTAATTTTAGCGTTAGCAAGTCGGTGTCGCATAATTACGGCATTTTTTTCTGAACGCATTTTACTCATTTCATTATCATAATGCATACGATCGGATTGTATTTGATTAACGTAAAAAAATACAGTTGCAAGAGATACGGCAAATTCCCTAATTTCCAAATTATCGGGTTTTAATTTCTCCCATTGTAATACCATTTCAGTACAATATTGAAAAGCACCGAAATATTCAAGGTCTTTTAGTGTGTTTATTTTTGGGTTCATAATTAATCAGTATAAACAATTTGATCATCAACAATTTTGTAATTTAGGAATAAATCATTAATTGTACTGTAAGTGAAAGAATAATTAATTTCACACAAAGCACAAATGTTCATACAATCATTTAAAGTCAAATAAGTCATAAAATGATTTTTGTTTAGGCTCTCAAGTAAACTTTCTCCCAATGCAGGGAATTTTGAAATGTTTTTATTAAAGGCAATTTTGTGATCGTCTTTTAATAATTGAAATAAGGTAGGAAATACTAACATAATTTTTAAGGTTTTAATGTTTATCAAATATAACATTTTACTATCATACTAACAAATGTTAATAAGGTTAATTTCGGTTTATTATTGATGCCCATTCCTCTTTCAATAAATATATTTCCTTTTCAATTGTATGTTTTCTCCAATATGTAGTGCTTGGCATTTTTTTGTTAAGCATTTCCAAATCTTTCATTTTATTTAACCAATAATAATATGTTCCTTTGGGATCACTCACAAAATAAATTTTAACGTATTTTTCGTCAATCGCCATCATTTGATCATATTTCTTTTTTTCAATCAATTTGGTATCGTAATATTTTTTCCTAAATTTCATTTCAACCACACAATCTTGTCCTTTTGGGGTTTTACCAATTGCATCATAACATTTATTCTGATCACCCACCCATTCTAAATCCCATTTATCGAAAGTATTTAGGAACAACACTAATGCTTTTTCAAATTTATTTGCTACTGTCATTCTCGTATAGTTCATTTAATTGTCCTATCCAAGTTTTAATTGTGTTTGGGTTGCAGGTACAAGGTTTATAATATCTGTGTTTGAAATATTTGGAATGCAATTGACTTACCAAAGTATATTCATTATTGCTTAAACTATGTTTTGTACCATTTCTAAATTTGTACCAATCCTTTTTGTCTATTTCGTCCATCTGTCAAAATCTATTTTAATTTCATTTAATTTTTCTTGTCGTTTATCACAACCACAATCTTCAATTCCTATCATTTTGGTTATTTTTTTTACCAACCATTTTATGCCGGTATATTTAGTAATTATTGCAATGCAATCCCCTAATTTCATAATTTTTCGATTAATATTTTTTTAATTTTTTTAACTGATCTGTAAATTGAGTAATAATCTATGCCGGTTTGTTTTGAGAGTTCCAACATTGATTTGTTTTCTAAAAATATCAACTCATAAATTTTTTGATCATAAATGTGCCAACTTTTTATTTCATTTTGAATTATATCCAACCTTTGTTGATACTCAAATTTTGAGATGTATTTTGATATGTCTGATATAGATGGCTCATAAATTTCATTGTAAACAACCTTTTTTTTGCGATGATAGTCTAAAAATAAATTCCTTAAAACCTTAAAAATAAAATATTCGTTTATTTCGGTTTCATTATACATTATAGAATTGTCATATTTACCATTCCATTTGTGGATTTTTAGGTACATATTTTGAACAATATCCTCTGCATAATTATGCATACCAAAACTGCGGACTATATTTGTCCATTTTTTGTGTTGTTTGGCTATTATTTTTAAAACATCATTCACTTTATTTATCGGATTTTATTTCCTCTTTGTCATCAATTAGTTGTACTGCAGAATTTAAATGATGGATCATTATGTAAAGTTCTCCGACTGCTTTTTCTAATCGTTTTAACCTTTGGACTGTTGTTTGTTTTTTATTTTGCATTATTCAATTAGTGGTTTAAATTCTTCAATTATTGGTGGTTCAAGTAAATTTTGTCCATCAAGTTTAAATCCTACATTATTTGGGATTGATGCAAATATTATTGGATCATCCATTGATGTTGGTCGCCCACCGGTTTCAACTTCTTTTACCTTTCTTACGTGGATCATAGATTTAGTCCAATCGCTTGGGTGTTGGGTGTATCTATGAATTACTATAAAATCATCGGCTCGGTTTACAAATTTACCACCACCTTCAACATCAGAGGCAAGGGGTGGAATTGGATGTCCTGCATATTGGTGTCCCATTTGGTGTTTAAATCGTAATGCTTGGGTATTTGCGTGAGTATTTAACCAAATAGTGATCATATTTTTTTTGCAAAATAAACGCATTTCAGTTGTTGCTTGGTAATCGTATTCGTGTCCACCAATTCCTTTCATTATTTCGGCATCCTTTATTAGTGAATTATAAGGATCAATTAGCAATCCATCATAATTCCACGCATTTTTTACGGCTTGTGCTAATTCTAATAATTTTCTATAAGTGAACAAGGTATTGGTATCTACAATTTTAAAATATTCATTAATATAATCGAGGTGCTTTCGATATTGTTTTTCAGATATTAGGTTCAAAGGTTTTTGTTCAATGAACTCAATTAATTTTCTAATAATACTATGTGCCTCATTTTCACTCGAAAATATTAGCCACTTCTTTTTTTGTTTTTTTGTGTATAGTAACATCAAATATAGAATAACAGTTGTTTTTCCAACATTTGCGTGTCCTAAAACCACATTAAAATTTCCCGGTTTAAATCGTAAATAATCATCAATTGCAGGATAACCTAATCGTAATCCCTCTTTAATTTTACCGGATCGTATATTGTCTAAATGCAAATACGTTTTATTCAAGTCTATTAACATAATTTTTGGTAGTGTTTATTGTTAAGCATAAATATATGAAAAATAGTTAATAAATCATATAATAAATTTTAATACTTTGGTTTTAAATTCATTTTCAACCGACCATTTACAAACTTCCGAGTGATCAAAAAACCATATTTTTGCATCATTGTACCCATTTTGTGAGGTTTTTAGTGGTTGTATAAACATATATTTGTCTATTAATTTTGCAGGATTATTGTGAGAATTAAAATTCACTATAAGTAATTTTCCATAAAAAGGAATGTATTTTACATCTAATTTGTGATCACTAATTACTATATCAGCCTCAACTTCGGGTTCTGTTCCCAAATAACTCAATGCTTTAAAATCAATATTTAATGTTTGAAAATAATATTGGGCGATCATTTCAGCCAATACACCTTGCTCATTTAGTTCTTGGGTTTTATCTCCCCAATAATAATCTTTGTGCTTATAATTTTGATGCATTCCTTTAGTGCGATCCTTGGCAAGTTCTAAAGACAAATGATCAAATAATTTAGGATATTTTATTTCATAATATTTCATAATATTTCATAAAAAAAGGGCAACCATTTTTGGCTACCCTTTAAACAATTTGGTTTATTTAGATTTATGCCAAAAGGGTTACCCCTTTAAATTAATTAAAATGGTAAATCATCTTTATTTTCCCGATCCGGCATATGTGATTGGGCGGTGGTTTCCGGTTTTACTTGTGGTTTATAGGTTGAAAAACTTGCGTACATTTTATTGTTTTTCGATCTGCACAAAGAAATTCTTGCATTGCCTTTATTGGCATCAATTACATCTTTATGCTCAATTAATAATTCTGCTAAATTTTTAGCGTTAAAGACTAAATCATATTCGATCCATTCTTGGTTGTTGTCATTGATGAAAAATCCATCGATTAATACATTGTTGTTCATTGTTAAAATATTTAATTAATTATTATTTTTTTTAAAACTTTCGCTTTCATCTTCCCCAAATACGCCCAATTCGTAAAAACCGGTTAATTTAAGTACTGCTCTGCTCATTGCCCTTTTTTCAGCCATTTCAGCAACGTACCAAGAATTTGTATTTCCATCCTTGAATGTTAAACCTTTGTAGGCACTCCCAAATGTTTGGATTTTTTTATCTTGTTTTGATGCATTCGCTTTAAATACGGCAAAATTTGTTTCGCATTTGATCACTTCATAATCAATAAAAATTTGCTCAATGGCTTGGATTTTATCAATTCCTTGGCGAGTAATAATTGTGTAGTGTTGATGTTTAAAAAAATCATCCTTTTGCAAATCATATTTATTATACAATTCAAGTAATTTGTCTTTTTTCATTATTTTGGATTTGTATTGTTAGTAAAGTAATTAAAACCAAATTGTTCTTTGGCAATTTCAAGTTGAGCAATATTAAACTCAATTTTTTTTTCTAATCGGTGGACTTCGTTTTCGAGAGCCTCAATCCGTGCTCGTAAATAATCTGTCATTGGTATACGTTTTTAAGTTATATGTAAATATATGAAAAATAGTTCATAAAAAAAAGGGAAAACATAAAATGCCTCCCCTTAATTAAAACAATAAAAACTTCCTACCAAAGAAGTATTAACAAATCTTCTCAAATATACTAATTTAATTTTAAAATCTCATCTTTATAATGATCAATTATTTCCTGCAACTCAAAATTTGCTAATTTTATGGTTTTTCGGGCATCATTCATTAATTTTTCTGAAAGATTACCACCATATTTTTTGTTGAGATATAAACCAAATTTGTATTGTTCGCCCGATCGGAAGATATTACACCCTGCACATTGTACTTGGCAATTTTTTTCATTCCACCGGGTATTGTAATGTTTCCTACTTTGAAAATGCCCACATTGTAATTTTTTCCAATGATCACTTTTACCACAAGTAAAACACTCGGTCATTCCAAATTCATTTGCATTTCTTCGTCTTATATAAATACTAAATATTGCATCAGCATTTTTTACTAATTTGGATCGGGTAGGTTTTTTTGTTTTTTTATTTGTCATTTTTTTGAGATTGTAATTTTTCAATATACAATACAGCATCCATTAATTCCTCTTTTAAGTGTTGCAAAAAATCGTCTGTATTATTTTCTTGTAAAGTGGTTTTGTATTTTGCAATACCAATAGAACTCCTAATATCGAATTGGTTTTTTACATCCTCAACAATTTTGTCTTTATATAATTTCATTGTCTAATATTTGAATTATATGCCTAATGTCGCTTTTTTCAAATTTACCTTCTACCTTTCCATTATAGGTTTCAAATTTTAATTGATAATAGTCTTTATCTTCTTTGAGATTTTTTAACGGCAGTTTGGTAATGTTTAAATTGAATTTCATATTTTTTTTAAATTATAATGAAAGTTAGTTGACTATGTCAGTTTTTCTGCATAAATTTACATTAAATATCTTAATAATTACAATTACATTACCAATAATTTGTAACAATTGCCAATCATTACCATTTTAACATTGTTGCCATTCCAATTAATTGCCTAACAAAGCAATATTATTTTTTATTTATGGTAACCTTGTCAGCAATTTTTTCAGCACTTCTTCCAACTACATAACCACCAATACCAATTTGTAATAAACTCCAAAAATCATCTTCTAACAAAGGTATTTTAAGGTCAAATAATGGCGCTATAAATTTACAATAAACAATTATAAAACCAAATGAAAGCATTAATATTGGTCGCCAACTTCTTTGCAACCAATTACCATTTGCCTCGGCAATTATGATGTCTGTTTGCATTGATCTTAATTCCAATTCCTTTTTTTGAATTATTCTCGCTAATTCATTTTTTGCCAATTGTCTTTCCTCATCATTAGTAAATAGTTTGTCAAACACTTTACCAATTTCGGATAATACATTTCCGGTTAAAAAACTTAATATTTTTTTCATTTAATATTGATTTGAAATCCAATCGTATTCTTCTCTTGCATCAAAACTTGGGCAGGCTTTTTTGCTAAAATCATTATGACCATATATTTTTGCACTATAATGGCAGGTTTTTAAGTAACATAATAATTCCTCTAATGTTTCTTTTTGTTCGGGTGTCCTTGTGTCTTTAGCAATCCATTTATCATCAGTTTTTTCTGCTTCCACGCCACCTACATAAGCGATCCCAATGCTATCAAAATTTTGTCCCTTAGTGTGAGCTCCGGTTTGTTCAATTGGTCTGCCCTCGTGTACTGTACCATCCAATCCGAT